ACATATCCAAACTGGTAAAGAGTGGATTGAGAAATGGGCAGAGGGTGATACTCAAAAAGGATTTGGTTTTTGTTTATCTCAGGCAGATAGTAAAGTTCCATCTCCACCAATTACTGCACAAGAGGTACGAGATTTGTATAAAGCAGGTGTATTGAAGTATGAGAATATTTCATCACTTAAAACTGCGGATTGGGGTGAGAATATTGATAATCTAATTGATATTCCAAAACAACCTATACAGATTAAAACATATCCGTTTGGTCAAACTATTTTTCCAGAAGCAACTGCGGCATTCCGTATTGGTATGGGAACACAGGCAGTAGTTAATTTTCCACCATTAACTGCAAAGTATCTCTATCAAAGATTTACAGAGCATATTAAGGAACAAAAGAAGATTAACATTTATGACCCATCGGCAGGGTGGGGTGGTAGAATTTTAGGAGCATTATCAGTAGATGATAGAAACATTCACTACATAGGTAATGACCCTAATACCGAAAACCAAATACCTGAAATTGGTAAAACAAGATATGAGTATTTAGCAGAGTTCTTTAATAGTAAAATACCTGGTGCAAGTAATCCTTTTTGGGGACATCAAAATACCTATGAAATCTTTACAACTGGTTCTGAAATAATTCATTTAGATTCTAACTTTGAAAAGTATAAAGGTGAATTAGATTTTGTATTTACATCACCACCATACTTTGATAGAGAAAGATACTCAAACGATGAAACTCAATCATTTAAGAAATTCAGTAACTATGGTAGTTGGAGAGATGGGTTTTTAAGACCTACTTTAACAACTGCATTTGAATATCTTCGTAATGATAGATACATCCTTTGGAATATTGCAGATATTAAAATGGGTAAAGATAAGTTTTTCACATTAGAGCAAGATTCAATTGATATTCTTACAGAATTGGGTTGTGAGTATAAAGGTAAGATTAAGATGACAATGAGTCCTATGACGGGTGTTGATTTGAGTGGAGTGAAAAATAGTATGAAAATAGGTGATATGGTTTACAAATACGAACCAATCTTCATTTTCTACAAACCTTAAAATTAAAGTATGTACCAAAATATTTATTACGAAAGACAAAAGAATTTAATTCACTTATGGGATGATGCCAATGGGTATCAAACATTTCCGTACAGAAAGTATGCGTATGTTAAAGACCAACATGGTGAACATCGTTCTATGTATGGTGATAAATTACGGAAGATTTCTAAATGGGAAAAAGATGAATCACCTGATTTATTTGAATCCGATGTGCCAGAAACAACCAGAGTATTAGTTGATATATACGATTCTGATATTCCATCAGCAGGAAACAGAACAATGACCTTTGATATTGAGGTTGAAATGATTAGTGGTTTACCAAACACCTTTGATGCAAAAAACGAAATCACTGCAATTGCTTCACACGATAGTGTAACCAAATTGTATGATGTGTTTGTGTTGGATAAGGCAAGAAAGGTAAAGAACACTGCTCAACAATTCAATAAAGATGGCCGTAGTGTGAGTGTACACATCTTTGATAATGAGAAGAATTTGCTATTAGCATTTTTAACTTATTATCAAGGTGTGAACCCTACTATCCTAACAGGTTGGAATATTGACTTCTTTGATATTCCTTACTTATACAACCGTATTAAGAGGGTATGTGGTGAAGGACATGCAAAAAGATTATCACCTATATCAGAAACATTCTATTCACCCTATAGACAAAGATGGAGTTTTGGTGGTGTATCTATTTTAGATTACATCAACCTTTACAAAAACTATAACTATGGCTTAGAGAGTTCATATACATTAGACCACATCTCAAAGAAAGAGTTGGGTAGAGGTAAGATTGAATATGAAGGAAGTTTGGATGATTTGTTTGAAACAGATTTGCAGAAATTTATTGAATACAACATTACTGATGTTGAGTTAGTTGTTTCAATGGATGAGAAACTTCAATTCATTGAGTTATGTAGAGCAATCTGCCACGCGGGATTTGTTCCGTATGAAGATTATATGTTCTCATCAAAGTATTTGGAAGGAGCTTGTTTAGCATATCTTAAAAAGAAAGGTTTAGTAGCACCAAATAAACCAAAAGATAGGAAAGAGAAGATGCAGGCACTTCGTGATAACAACGAAGAAAAGTTCATCGGAGCTTATGTGAAAGAACCTATTGTTGGTAAGTACGATTGGATTTATGACTTGGACTTAACATCTCTATATCCATCAATCATTATGACTTTAAACATCTCACCCGAAACTAAAATCGGAAAGATTAAAGATTGGAATCCTGAAGAATGGGTAAGAGGTGTAGATAGGAATTATACAATTGTTGGGAAAGATGATACTTATGAATATAGTAGTTCAGAACTCCAAGAGGTTATAAAAGATAGTAATTTAGGAGTTGCGGCAAACGGAGTTTTGTACAATCAGGACAAGCCCGGTCTTATTGCTGATATTCTGGACACATGGTTTAAACAACGTGTAGAATTTAGAAAATTAGAAAGTCAATATGGTGAAGCGGGTGATACGGAAAAATATGAGTTTTATGCGAAAAGGCAGCTTGTTCAAAAGATTTTGCTTAATTCTATGTATGGTGTTCTTGGTCTTCCTGCCTTTCGGTTTTACGATATTGATAATGCAGAGGCAGTTACGATTACGGGGCAAACTGTTATTAAGAAAACGGCAGAGATGGCAAACATCAAATATTGGAAAGAGTTAGGTACAAAAGAAGATTACAACGTCTACATCGATACTGATTCTATTTATATGATGGCAGAACCTTTGGTTAAACATCGTTTTCCAGAATACAAAACATTCGATGAACAAAGAATGGCGGATGAGGTTAATACTATTGCAGAAGAAACCCAAACATTTTTAAACAACTTTTACGATTTATTATCAGAAAGATTCTTTGGAATACCAAAAGATAAACATAGATTTGAAATCAAAAAAGAGTATATCTCTAAAGCAGGTTTTTGGGTAGCAAAGAAACGATACGCACAATGGATGGTATTAAAGAATGGTATCAAATGTGATAAGTTGGACGTAAAAGGTTTAGATGTAGTTCGTTCATCATTCCCTAAAGCATTTCAAGGATTTATGTCAACAATGTTGAAAGATATTCTTATGGGTAAAGATAATGATTATATAGATAAAACCCTAATTGAATTTAAAAATAGTTTACCAACACTTCCAGTTAAAACCATTGCAAAAGGTGGAGCAATTAAAGAGTTGAGTAAATATGATAATGGTAAATGGAGAAAGGATAGTGGGTTACAGATTGCAGTGTTTGAAAAAGGAACACCCGCACACGTTAAAGCAGGAATTGCATACAACCGATTATTGAAATTCTTTAATTCACCGTTTAAGCACGAACCAATTAGAGATGGTGATAAAGTTAAGTGGGTGTATTTAAGACAAAATCCATTAGGGTTAGATACAGTTGCATTCAAAGATTACAACGACCCAAAAGAGATTATGGATTTCATTGAACAGTATATCGATAGAGATATGATTTACAAAGCAGAGTTAGAAAACAAATTAGATGACTTTTACAACGCATTGAAATGGAACAAAGCATCTAACGAAGTTCAAACTGCAAAAAAGTTCTTTGATTTCTAAAATATTTTTCGTATATTTGTAAACAATTAAATAAAAATAAAATGGCAGAACAATTAGAATTATTCTCAGAAGAGAAATTACAACAACAAGAAGCAGGTAGTATCGAAGCACCTAAAACAAAACCAATTGCAGATGCAGAATGGTGTTTTCAATTTTTTAACAATGAACCAATCGTATTTGCTTGGGCAAACGAAGGGGAAGAATCCGCACCATTGGTTTTACAAATTCAACCAGAAGAAGGTGAAGGATTAAATTTCCAACAAAATGGAATGACTTTTAGAATTTTCCCAAAACCAATTACAGAAGAAACTAAAAAAATAAGAAAAGAACAAAATGAAAGTAAAAATAAAACTACTGAACAATCAGGCAACTAAACCAGCATACGCAAAAGAAAGTGATGCAGGATTAGATTTAGTAGCAACATCTATTATAGAAAATACATCATTCCAAATCACTTATGGTTTGGGAATTGCTATGGAAATACCAGATGGTATGGTTGGATTAGTATTTCCTCGTTCATCGATACGAAACACAGAATTGATACTAAGTAATTCAGTTGGTGTAATTGATGCAGGTTATAGAGGTGAATTACAAGCAACATTTATTAAATTGAATGGTTTGGATTCTATTGCGTATAATGTTGGTGATAGAGTTTGTCAAATAATTATAGTTCCTCATCCGGTTATTCAATTGCAAGTGGTAGATGAGTTAAGTGAAAGCAGTAGAGGTATAGGTGGATTTGGTTCAACAGGTAAATAAAAAAAGATGAGTTTTTTCGCAAACGAAAATAGTAAAAGAGAGCATAGTTTATGGGTGGAGAAATACCGCCCACAAACTCTTGCCGAATATGTTGGTAATGAAACCGTAAAGGAAACCATTCAACAATATTTGGACAATAATGATATTCCACATTTGTTATTACATGGTAAAGCGGGAACTGGTAAAACCACACTTGCAAAACTTATTGTAAATACAATCAAATGTGACCATATGATTATTAACGCATCGGATGAGAACAACGTAGATACAGTTCGTAATAAGGTGAAGAACTTTGCATCCTCTATGGGATTTGCAGGATTTAAGATTATCATTTTGGATGAGTTTGATTATATGACTCCAAACGCACAAGCAATCTTGCGTAACTTAATGGAAACATTTTCTAAACATTGTAGATTTATCTTAACGTGTAATTACCACGAAAAGATTATTGACCCAATCAAAAGTAGATGTCAAACATTTTCAATCACACCACCTACAAAGAAAGATGTAGCAGTTCAAGTCACTAAAATTTTGGATGCTGAAAATATCAAATATGAATTAAAAAATGTAGCAGATATTATCAGTTCATATTATCCAGATATTCGTAGAATCTTAAATACTTGCCAATTACAATCTGCAAAAGGAGAGTTGAAAGTAGACCATCAAATTATGGTGGAATCTAATTTCCAAACTAAATTGATAGATTTGTTAAAAGCAAATGATGACAAAAGAAATATGTTTATGAATATCAGACAAGCAGTTGCTGATAATAGATTAAATGATTATTCTGAAATGTACTCTATGTTATACGATAAGGTAGATGAATACGCAGCAGGTAATACGGCAAATGTAATCTTAACTATTGCAGAAGGTATATCCAAAGATGCATTAGTAGTAGATAAAGAAATCGTATTTATGAGTACAATTATTCAAATTTTAAACATTATAAAGTAATGGAACAAGGATTACCAATGGGCATCAATATAAGTGATGCAAGAGATATGGATTGTGAATGCGGCAGTAAAGTATTTATGCCAGGATTTAGATTCAAAAAATTATCAAGATTAGTAACAGGTCAAGCGCAAGATTCAATCATTCCAATTGAACTGTATCTTTGTACTCAATGTGGTAAAGCATTGCAAGAATTGTTACCTTTGGAATTAAGAGATAAACCATCATCAATAGTAGAATAATGGCAGGGAAAAAGTTATTTGACCACATTGCTGCAATTACATCGGAACAAGACCCAAACTACTTTGATAAATTATCAGAAGAAGATATTAAGAGTTGGAGTAACTTTATGATTAATAGATTCCTTTCGATGAAACCAGAATGGGTAGAACTCATTGCGAGTATCCTTCCTTTAACGCAAACACTATCACCGAAGGAAATGTATAAGTTGTACATAAATATCATCCCTAAAGGAAAGTATTACTTAAAATATATTAAAGGAAAAGCAGGAGAAAAATATGAGGAATGGCTTGTTAATCTCATAAAAAATGATTATATTTGTTCTGAGCATCAAGCTATTGATTACATAGAAATTCTATATTCCTCAAGAGAAGGTAGAGAGAACATTAAATTCATTTGTGAAAAATATGGTATTGATTCAAAACAAATTACCAAACTTAAACTTAAAATATAGTGGGAAGAGTTTCTTTTAGTCAATACTCAATGTGGAGCGGATGCCCATATCAGTATAAGTTGAATTATATTGATGGGTTGTCCATTTCTACATCAAATATCCATTTAGTATTTGGAACTGCAATGCACGAAACACTCCAATCATATTTGGATAAGTGTTTGCGTATTTCAAAATCACAAGCAGATAAACTAATGGATACAAAAGCATTCTTGAAAGAGAAGATGCGTGAGTTATATCTAAAAGAATCATTAGATGGTACTAATCCTATTTGTACAAAGGAAGAATTAGTTGAGTTTTTAGAAGATGGGAATCTTATATTAGATTATTTCCAAAAACCTAAAAACTTCAATAGTTTCTTTTCATTAACAAACGATGAGTTGGTAGCAATTGAACAACCAATTAATACTAAAATTGCTGAAAATGTAAGCTTTTTAGGATTTTTAGATTTAATAGTTAGGAATAGAGTTACAGGTCGTTATCGTATTATAGATTTTAAAACATCTACTATGGGTTGGAATAAATACCAAAAAGCAGATGATATTAAAAACGCACAAATCCTTCTTTATAAGAAATTCTACGCAGAGTTATTGAATATATCGCAAGATATGATTGATGCTGAATTCATCATATTAAAACGTAAAGTATCAGAATCTACAGATTATACAATACCTCGTATTTCAAAGCATATACCTGCAAGTGGTAAACCATCTGTAAACAAAGCATGGACTTCTTTTAGAGAATTTGTAGATAGTGTATTTGATGAAAATGGTGATTACAGAAAAGTAGAATTTGTAAAGAATCCTGGTAAAAATAAAAAGAATTGTAAATGGTGTGAGTTCTCCCAAAGGGGAATATGTGATGGAAAAATCTAAATTTCCAATACATATAATTATAAATAAAAGTTATGGCAAAAAAGAAAATACTATTATTATCGGATGACCTCCGAATGGCTAGTGGAATAGCTAATGTTTCCAAACAATTAGTTATGGGAACAGTTGATAAGTACGATTGGGTACAATTAGGAGCAGCAATCAAACATCCAGAATCAGGTAAAGTTTTAGATTTAAACGAAGATATTCGTACCAGAACAGGTATAGCAGATGCTTCAGTTAAAATTTATCCATCGGATGGTTATGGTAATGCGGATATTATTCGTCAATTATTAATGGTTGAAAAACCTGATGCAATCTTACACTTTACAGACCCGAGATATTGGATTTGGTTATATGAGATTGAGCATGAAATTCGTCAATCAGTACCCCTTTTCTTTTACCATATTTGGGATGATTTACCAGACCCAAAATACAACAGAGATTATTACGAAAGTTGTGATTGGATTGGTTGTATCTCAAAACAAACATATGGTATCACTCGTAGAGTTTGGGGTTGGGATAAAGAGAAACATTGGGTTAAACCTGCAGATTGGCAAGTAAGTTATGTACCACATGGTATCAATTCTGACTTGTATAAACCAATCGAAGTACCTGCCGAATTTAAAAAAGAAATCTTTGGTGAAAAAGAATATGATTTTGTTTTATATTGGAATAATAGAAATATTCGTAGAAAACAACCAATAGATGTAATTCTTGCATTCGATAAGTTTGTGGAGGCTTTAGCACCAGAACAAAGAAGTAAAGTTTGTTTGTTAATGCATACAACTCCCGTAGAAGAGCATGGAACAGATTTACCAAGAACCATAGCAGAGTGTTGTTCACCTGAAACAAATGTAGTATTTGCACCGAATAGATATACAGAAGAACAATTAAACTATCTTTATAATTTAGGAGATGTAACAATAAATGTAGCATCTAACGAAGGGTTTGGATTAGCAACTGCAGAATCTGTAATGGCAGGAACTCCAATTATTGTAACAGTAACGGGTGGATTACAAGACCAATGTGGATTTAGAGATAAAGGTACAGGTAAGTTATTAACCGCAGATGATTATGTAGAGATTGGTTCATTACATGATAGACATAAAAAAGCAGGCGTAGTGTGGGGAGATTGGGTTAAACCAATTTGGCCAGTTCGTTCAACAACAGGTTCAGTTCCAACTCCATATATATTTGATGATAGAGTTGATTTTGAAGATATTTCACCTTTAATTATGGATTGGTATAAAATGCCAAAAGAGGATAGAGATGCGGCAGCATTGAAAGGTAGAAAATGGATGTTAGGAGATGGGTTGTTGAGCAGAGAAGCAATGTGTAAAACATTAGTAGATGGCATGGAGGGAGCATTTGAAAATTGGACACCAAAGAAAAAATTTAAGTTAATAGAGTTATAGTATGAAACCAACATTAGTATTTCAGGCACCAGTAGCAACAAGGAGTGGATATGGTGACCACGCAAGAGATTTATTACATTCTCTATATAAGTTAGATAAATTTGATATTAAAATTATTAGCACTCGTTGGGGACAGACACCAATGGATGTTCTTAATTACGATAATGAATTTCATAAATGGGTAGTTGATAATATTATTCCAGGTGTACAAGAAAAACCTGATATTTATATTCAAGTTACCGTTCCAAATGAATTTCAACCTGTGGGGTTTTACAACATTGGTATTACGGCAGCAATCGAAACCACACATTGTGCATTAGATTGGATACATGGTTGTAATAGAATGGATTTAATCATTACACCATCGGAGCATTCAAAGAAAAGTTTAGTTGATACTGTTTATAATGAAACAGATAAGCAAAGTGGTAAATTGATTGCACAACATAAAATCCAAAAACCAGTTGAAATTTTGTTTGAAGGATTTAATGAAAACTTTGGAACTAAAGAAGTTGTGGATGTGGAAGACTTAAAACAAATCAAAGAAGATTTTGCATTCTTATTCGTAGGACATTGGTTGAGAGGTGATTTAAGTGAGGATAGAAAGAATGTGGGAATGATGATTAAAACATTTGCAATGGCATTCAAAAACGAAAAGAAGAAACCTGCATTAGTTCTTAAAACCAGTTCAGCAGGATTTAGTGTATTGGATAGAGAGGTAACTATTAAAAAGATTAGAGAGGTATTGGGTAAAGATTATGGACAAGTTCCTATTTATTTACTACATGGTGATTTAACCGAAGCTGAAATGAATGGATTATACGAACATCCAAAAGTAAAGGCAATGTTGAACTTTACAAAGGGTGAAGGATTTGGTAGACCATTATTAGAATTCAGTTTGACGGGTAAGCCGGTTATAGTAAGTGGTTGGAGCGGCCACTTAGATTTCTTAAAGAATGGTGCAGTGTTGTTAGAAGGTGAATTAAAAGAAGTACATGAATCAGCAGCAGACCAATTCTTATTAAAAGAGGCAAAGTGGTTTAATGTAAATATTTCAAAAGCATTATCTGCAATTAAAGATGTTTATAAAAATTACGATAAATACAAAGTTGAATCATCTAAATTGGGAAAACAGAATAAACAGAACTTTAGTTTAGGAAAAATGACTCAATTATTTGATACAATTTTAAATCAATATGGTATTTATACTAAAGTACAACCTAAGTTTCAACAACTACAATTACCTAAATTGAAGATGCTAAAAAAAGATGAGTAATTTCAATCCACTATATAGAAGATTCATCGATGATGCAAATAAAGTTACTCCTAATCAAATGGTTAGGGGTAATTTTTATATAATCAAAGAATATCAATATATAGATGGACACAGAGGTAGTTATTCCGCATCATCTGCACCTATAATTTATACATTATTTGTATCAAAATCAAAAGATATAGTTCATGCAATTAAAGTATCAAATGTAAATCCAGAATTAATAAAAAAGTTCTTTGGTAAGTTTGTAAATGAAGATGTTGAATTAAATATCAAAGGTGGTGCTAAAAACTTTTATGAAAAAATAGTAAGTTCGGTACCTGTAATATCAAATGATTCGTATAGAACTTATAAATTAAGTGGTTTAGGTAAAATTACACATATTGATATGGATACCACTAAGTTAGTTCCTAAAAACAAATTACCAAAAGCAGAACCAACTAATAAATCGTTACTAAAAGAACAATAGTTATGACATCAAAAGAATTTATCCTTTGGTTAAAAGGATTTTCAGAAGGAGTACACGAATACAATATTACTCCAAAACAATGGGATTTATTAAAAGATAAATTGGCAGAGGTTAAAGATGAAGAACCAATAGGATTTCCATTTGGAATTCCGAATACTGCACCAATTGTAACATTACCACATATTACACCTGGTCCATCAACAGACCCGTATAATCCATATAAGATACATTGTGGTACAACTAGTGGAATATTGACGGTGGCAACCGGAAGTGGTGGAACTATTACATATAATCCATCTTCAACAACTCAATGGAATCCTAGTGGTTCAAATATAAGTTATACAAATAACACATATAGACCATCGGCAGATATGTGGAATGAACATCAGGCAAGAATGGCACACTATAAACCATATCAACCATACACAACAGGTGGTGAAGACGAAGTTATAAAAACAGAAGAATAATGAAAATAAGTTACGCAATTACAGTATGTAATGAATTTGATGAAACGATTAAATTACTTACTCAGTTATTAAACTATAAAGGAGAGAATTCCGAAATAGTAGTCCTTTTGGATACACCCAAAGCACAACCCGAATTATTAGAGTATTTAGAATTGCAAGCAAATGCTGATAAAATCAATTTGATTGAATCGGAATTTGATAATGATTTTGCACAATGGAAAAACTTCTTAAATTCACAATGTAAAGGTGAGTGGATTTTTCAGTTGGATGCGGATGAATTATTGGATGAAAATCTTATTGTTAATTTAGAAGAAATTTTAAATGCAAACACAGATAAAGATTTAATATTAGTTCCTCGTATAAACATAGTAAATGGTTTAACTGATAAACACATTAAAGAATGGGGTTGGAATGTAAACGAATATGGGTGGGTTAATTTTCCAGATGCACAGACCCGTATTTATAGAAACAAACCTACAATTGGTTGGAGTGGTAAAGTACATGAAAGAATCGGTGGGTTTGAATCTTATACCAATCTTCCAGGTGATGAGGTGT